AGTGCTCGTTGGGTTAAAGGCCTCACCGTGCATCCCGAAGAATCCCGAGCCGCCCTTAGCTTGGATCGAGAGCACCATTGTTCTATTCCGAGCAAGGATCTCAAGCCGATTGGCGGCCTCCGCGTAGCTACCCTCATCGATCGCGGCAATGATCGTTTTCACGCTCGGTGCGGGCACGAAATCACTAATAGCTTGCAACGCGAGCAGGAGATCCCGCTTGGTTTGTTGCACCTTATCGTTGTAATCGTGCATCTTGTCGCCCGCGTCATCGGCTCCCTTTACCGCCGCATCCCAAGCGGCCTTGCCTTGCACGGCAAGATCCAAAACGTCTTGGTTGAGGCTCGCTACTTGATCTTGGAGATCGAGCCGCCCGAGCGCCGCGTTGATGAGATCGCTAGAGCTTTGGATATTGAGAGCCTCACGGCCAACGGCCTGCGCCGCTTGATCGGCGGCATCGGCTAGATCCTGCTCGGCCTGAGCCTCCTCCTCGGCGGCCTTTTGTGCCTCCTCGCTCGCTTGCACAAATCCCTTATCGGAGCGGGCCTTATTGTCGGCGGCCTCCGCCGCGGCATTGAGTGAGTGGCCGCTCTCATCAACTTGCTTGGCGGCATCGGCGGAGGCCTGGCCCGTCTCATCGATGGCCTTGGGTAGCGGTACAAACTCATCGTAGAAATGCCCGAGGCCCGGTATCGAGCCAACCACGGCCTCCCCAAATCCGCGCACGTACTCACCCGCGTTGCGGGCGTTTTTCATCGTATTAAAGCCTTTGCCGAAATTGGAGAGCGGCTCGGCAACGCCCGAGATCACGCCCTCAAGCCCTTTGAGCGGCCCTGTCGCCTTGGTAAAGGCATCGTTGAGATCGGCTACGAGCCCGAGCACGGTAGTGAGCGGCCCCGCCAGATCTCCGCCGAGCGTGAGCCCGAGGCTCTTGGCCTCATCTTGGAGCTTGTCTAGAGCCTCGTGCAATTGCTCCGCGGTTTTGGCCTCTGACTCCGTGATGCGTTGCCCATCGGTAACGGCGCCCGTGAGCTTCTCGATCTCCTCCCTCGTGAGCCCGAGGAGCCTGGCGTTGGCCTGCCATCCCTTGCCGAATATTTGCGCCGCCATTGCCGCCCGAGCGGCGGGATCGGGGATGGCGTGCAATGCATCGACAACGTTGAGAAACGTGCCGTAAACATCCTCACTGCCATCCTTGGTGCGGGCAATCTGGATACCGAGCGCGGCGAACTTTTCGGGCGTCGCGCCAATGGTTTTGTTCATCCGCCCGAGCGCGGACTCAAGTGAATCCGAGGAGCCGCCGAGATCGTGGGTTACCTCGATTAGCTCCGAGGCCTTTTCCACGCTCACGCCCGTGGCCTCGGAGAACTTGGTTGACGCCCTCGCCAGGCTTACAAAGCTCTCCACGGCCTTGCCCGCCATGCCGACAACGGCGGTACCGAGCGCCGCCACACCGCCCGCCGAGCCGAGCGCCATATTGCCGAGGCCCGAGGCCGCCTTACCCGCCTTGGCAAACGCTCCCTCCGTTTGCTGTATCTCTTGCTTGAGGTTGCCGAGCGGCTTGGTTTTCTTGGTGATGAAATCAATAATTATGTCTATGCGTTGCGTAAAGGCCATTGCCGCTAGCCCACTCCGAATAGGCGCGCAAGCTCACGCGCAATAGCCGCATCCGCCGCGGGCCCCGCGACAACGCGCACGGCCTCATTGGAGATGGCGTACGTATGCAAGCCGCGGCTTGGCCCGTAGTGAGATCGAGCCCGAGCGCCCTCGGGCGTGGCAAGAGCCTTGTGCCCACTCTTACGCTTCGGGCGGATGGTGCCGCTCGATCGGCGGCCTCGATCCGCCAGGAGCCAGAGGCCAACGGGCTTAAAGCGGAGGAGGATGCCCTCGGAGATCAGGTCGTAGCCCGCTCGTAGGGCCTTGTGCCCGCCGCGGAAATGGCTCATGGCCCGATCAGGCCCGAGCGTGCTCTCTGGCCCTCTGAGCGCCGCTCGCTTGGTGACGTTGCCTACGTAACGTTGCACGCGGCGGAGCGACTCTCCGCTAGCTACCGATCCGATCCGATCGATAGCTACCTCAAGCTCTCCCCATCCCGACAACGCTCACGCAACCTGGAAAGTGTTCTCCTCGGATGCCTCCGCGGCCACGAGCGCGGGCGCCGTCACGGCGGGCTTGCCCGCACAAGGCCAAACGGCGGTAGCCGTGAGCGGCACGCCCGCGTCTCCGCCGTAGCTCCCGGCAACTACGTACGCCTGGCCCTCGCAAAGCGGAGTGGCCTGATCGGTGAGCGAGAGCGAGAACCAAACAAGCTCCGTATCGTGATCGAACGCATATTGAGACAAGCTCGGCGGAGTGCCCGCCGCGGATAGGGTCCAATCTTGCAACCAAGTGAGCGCAAGCTCCCATCCGGTCGCGGCGGGTACCTGCGACTCTCCCTCGCAAAACGTTGCGGGCACCGTTTGCGAATTGGGCGCGGCATTCACGGCGGCGCTCGATACTTGACATTGGAAATCGGGCGCCGTTGCCAATCCCGCTTGCGTGTCCGCAATCTTGAGGTTGGCATCGGTGATGACAATTACGGTGCGAGCCATTGGCTCTCCTCTCCTAGCAAGGCGCGGCGGCCTCGACACTAAATACAACGGCGGGATACTCAAGGCCACCAACGGACACGGAGCGCGGGAATGCGCTCAACGCCCATCCGTTAGCGATCGAGCGCAACGCGGTCCACGCATCCCACTCAAGATCGTCAATATGCATTTGAGCCGATGCGTTGTCTCCTCGATCTCCAACGAGCGTGACCTCAACGCCAAAAACGAGGAGGCCCGTTGAGGCTCGTTGACTGTTATCGATCGAGACAAAGCCAACGGCAAAGTACGGCGGCTCGTAGCTCTCCTCGGGGAGCACGTCATAGACGGGCGCACCGAGCGGGGTCACGGCGGCGGCTACTTGCTGGCGGAGATCACGCACGGGCGTAACCATCACGCGAACCAAAACGCTAGATCGTTATTGAGCAAGGCCTCAACGTCGGGATCGACGGAGACAATGCGCACCACTCCGAGATCTCCCCATCCCGCCGAGCCCTCGGGAGATTGGCGCCGCTTGTAGTAGCGGCTTGCTTGGATGAGTACCGCTTGCTCGATCCGCGGTGCCCATCCATCCGCCAACGGATTTACCCAAACTCCGAGCCGCTCAGAAATCAAATCCTGAGCGGCTCCGAGACATTCAGTCAGGAGCGCATCAACGCTGGCGCCGCGAACAGTGATATTGCACCATTGCGCGAGATCATCAATCGTCATAGCGCTCGGCACGGCTAGCGCTCCCGTGCCTCAACGTCGGCGCTCGTGATGGGCTCCTCGGGCTCGGGCTCCTCCGCGGGCGTTACGTCAACGTCCGCGCTCGTGATGGGAGCTTGCTCCTCGGGCTCTTTGCGCGGCTTGCGCTCGGGCTCGGGCTCGGGCTCGCGAGATTGCTTGGTAGGCATCGGCTACCTCCTAGGCGATGACGTGAGAGAACGCGGTGGGTTGCAGGATCACTGTGCACGCGTAGCCGTAATAGCCAACCTGCCATCCGAGGAGGTTTACCTCAAAGGCTCGGATCGAGCCCTTGCGATCCTCATAGGCCTCCGCGTACTTGCTGGCGCCCATGATGAGCGTTTGCGCCGGGAGTTGAGGCCCGACCACGAGCGGGAGCCCGAGCACGTTGCCCGCAAACGAAGTGACTCCGCTCATCGAGCCCGCCGCGTTGGTAGGCCCAAGGCCGGGGAACACTTGCCGCCCATCGGGCGCCGTGAGCGCGACCATCTGAGCCCAAACGTCAACGGAGGCCCAAAGCCGATCGGGCATGGCCTTACCGCCGTTGTAGACCTGAGATGCGGCCTGGCCTAGTCCCGTCAACCAAGCCTTTGAGTCGCTCGGAGTAGCGCCGCCAGGCACGACAGGAGCCGGGATGGTTTGCGTAACGGCATCGAGCACGTTGCTGGCAACGGCCTCGGTAGCAATCGCGTACTGATCTCCGAGATCCCCGATGGCAATCGACAGGATCGAGGGATCGGTCCAATCAATGTCTTGCACCGAGATATCAAGCGCGCCGCCGTACGTTGCCTTGGTGAGCGTGATCGAATCGATCACCATCTTTTGCGAGGCAACCTCGCTTTTCTCCGTGGCCTGCGCCGCAACTTGCGTATGTTGCGTGATGCGCGGACGTTGGAACGTCTTACCGCTGGCGGGCATCGGGCGGCTCGTGAATGACGCGAAAACGGGCCGCGAGGCATCGAGCACGTTGATGACGTCACCAACGATCGGCACGGGCAGGATGCCCGCGTTATCCGCGGTGGTCTGGTTCGCAAGCGCCCGCGTGATCTCCTGAGAGCGGGCAATACGAGCGGCGGCATCCCGCCGATCAACGTCCGTGCGCCGCGGCACGTCTCCGTTGCAATGCGCGTAGATCAGATCACGGACGTAGTGACCAGGGCTCGGAAACATCGAGCGGAGCACGGCCTCGGAGCGCTCCTCGGGATGAGTGACGGCGGCGCTCCGCACCGTGGCAAGAGCGTCCGCGGTGGCGGCAAAGCCTGCCTCCTGCCTTACGAGATCATCGATGCGCGGGCGTAGCTCCTCGCTCCGCGAGAGCATCTCGGTAACGTTGGCGGCCTCCGATTCGGTGAGATCCCGATCGGCCTCGGCGGCGGCATTTTGGATGGCCTCGATACGCGTCCGCGTATCGGCAAACTCGGAGCGCAAGCGCTCCAAAAGGGCGTTGGGCATCGTTCTCCTCGATTGTCACGCTCTACGGGATAAGGCCCGAGCGGGTTGCGCTCGGCTACCGGGCGTGGCACGAGGGAGCTTGGCTCCGTGTTTCCGCGGCCTTGGCTCAGATCATCAAACCTCCGCCGAGCGGAGCACGTCAAGCCTGGCCCGCAAAGAATCGAGCCGCGGCGTTGCCTCTGGCGTGCTCTCAGAGGCCCCTAATTCGCTCCGTACTGCGAGCACGCCCGCATCCGCGTACTGCGGCACGGTCGTGAAAGCAACGCGGCGTAGAGCGGCCTCGGAGCGCTCGATCCCACCGAGGATCTTGCGGCTATTAAATACCTGAGCCTCGATGCTGGCGCCGCGGATCACGCCATCACGGAGTAGCTCAACGAGATCCCTGCCCGTGCTCGTATCGGAGATGCGGCCCTCAAGCATGAAAGAGGCCCCATCCTCCCAAGCGCGGCGGCTCGCGCCCACGGGGAGCAAGCGAGGCAAGCCCGGTACGTCGTGCTCATAGGAGAGCGGTACGCCCGCATCCTTGCCGTGCGTGAGGCTCCGCGTGAACGCGCCCGAGCGCCAAACCTCGTTGTAGAAATGCTCCCCATCATCGGAGACGCGGTACTCCGTGCCGTAGCTCAGGAGCCGAATCGTCACGGTGCGCCCGTCTCCGAGCACCCGTAGATCATCCATCGGCATCGATCGGAAAATATTTGTCGCGCTCACGCGGTAGCTCCTCCCTCGATTAGTTGCAACGCGCCCGCCGCTTGCAACGGTGCTGGCGTTTCATTGGGCCTGAGGATTGCTGGCGTCGGCGGAGCTTGCGGAGCTTGCAACGGCTCGGCCTCATCCGCTCGCGGATCGTTGTAGCGAGGCCGATGCTCGGTATCGCGGGCCTCGTTGAGTGTCTCGACTCCGATGCGGAGCCCGATCTCGTGCGCTTGGTAGCGCTCAAGCGTCGTGCCGCGTAGAAAGCCGTCGTAGACGTACCGAGCCGTGAGCGCCCGCGGTATCCATTTGCTCACCGTTTGCTCGATGCGTGCGCTCCAACCCATGAGCGAATCAGAGGCAAAAGCCGTATGCACGCTCTCAACGTTGCCGTACATCATCGAGGTACCCGCGGGCGCTCCGATCATCATCGGATGCACGCCAAATATCCAACAAACCTCGGTAGCTCCGAGCTTGCGGGCCTCGACGTAAGCCATATCCTCGGGAGAGAACGCGATCGGCTTAAACGTGATCGTGCGCGGCACTACGGCGGGCGTGCGGGAGCCGCTAAACGCGTCCATCCATCGAGCCTTGAGATCCGCCGCTTGCTCCTGGCCTAGCTCGGGACGATCAACGGTGATGATCCCGCTCGGCACGCCCGAGCTAGTGAACGAATCGAGCGCGTATTGATCGAGCGCCAGGAGGGTTGAGAGGCCGCGCCTATGGGCCTCGATCACGCCAACGCCGCGCACCGAGCCAGGAGGAGTGATCCCGCGGATATGCATGATCTCGCCAGGCCCGTACTCAATATCGCCTACGGAGTACCTCGGGAGCCCGCTCTTATCAACGTCAACCCAAACCTCATCGGGATTGAGGAGCACGAATTGGCGCGGGTAGCCGGTAGCGGGATCGTTGTCGGCGGGCAAGGCAAACGCGTCACCGCGGAGCAGGAGCGACCAAACGGCACCGAAATGCCAATCGTGGTACGTGATGAGCGGCCACGGCTCCACGAGCACGGTGGGCGTTGGCGTCATCCTCGCTTGCTCCCCATCGGGAGACTCCTCGTAAGCAAGCATCGGCAAGCTGGCAATCGAATCGGCAACGAGCATGGCGCAACGCCAAGCCGCGGGTATCCCCATCACGCTCCAATCTGATGCGTAGGGGATCGAGGCCGCCATTGGTTGCGGGCTCGGATAGCCGTTGCGTTGGAGAGCTTTGAGGCCCTCCCAATAACCTCCCCATCCCCAAGCGGAGCCGAATCCGTTGCCCGCAAACGCGGCGGGCTTACGCGGAGCTTTGAGCCCGAGCATCGCTCTCCTCCCTCTCTCCCTCTTGTGCCGCCGCGTGCCGCTCAAGCGCCAGGCCTCCCGCCAGCACGAGCAAGCCGCCCGCCAACGGCACGAGCCACCAATAGAGCGCACCGAGCCCAACGAGGATCAATGCGGCTCCGATCACTTGCATGAGCGCGGCGCCAAATCTCATCACCATATGGCTAGCTCCGTAGCGGGTTGCTCGGAGTATCCCCAATAGGCGAGCGTGGCCGCCACTACCGGGGAGATATGGCTTGCGCCCTTGCGGCTCCACGCCCAAGCATCGAGGAGCGTGCGCTTTTTGGCCGCGCTCACGGCATCGTTGAGCACCGTTTGATCCCGATGCCTGAGCGTGCCGTTGACAACGGCATCGTAGAAACGCCCGCACGCGGCCTTGAGATCAGTCACGTTGGCTCGATGCACGCGGAGCCCTTGGTACTCAAGCTCCGAGGCCACGCTCACCGCGGGCCCAACGTTGTCGATAACAACGGTCCACAATCCCCATTGGTTCTCAAGCTCCACCATCCGCGGGATGAGCCAATCCGTGCCTTGCCGATCCTCGATGATCTCGACCACGGAGCCGCCGCATACGGCAATGGTCGCTCGCCCTCGATCGGGCGCGATATCAACGGCGGCAAAGAGCGCTCCCGTTGGTGCGGCCTCGGGATCTCCGCAAGCCTCCCAAACGCCCAAGGGAAATACCGCGTTGGCGACGGGCGTGCGGACGTTGCCGTAGGCGCGGAGTAGCTCTCCCTCGGGGAGCGTGCGGGCCTCGGATCGGATGCTCTCTACCGTTTGCGTGTAGCCGAGCGCGGGCATGAATTCGGGCCAGCGCGTCTCATCGTAGATATCGGCATCCTCGGGCTTGCTCCACTCAAAGTACGCAATATCACTGTTGGGATCGTTGACGCTCTCCCGCCCGAGCGTTGTCCAGTAATCGAGCACGGCGCTTTCATCGGTGCCCTCGGTGCTCACCATCCATACTTGAGGATCGGGCCGCGTGACCATCGTTGGGCTCAACGCTTGGAGCGCTCGGAAATCATCGTGCGACCAAAGCTCATCGATGAAAACGAGATCGAGCGTGAGCCCGTGGCCCGCATGGCGGGTGACGGCGGCAATCCCGATGGTGGAGCCGTTGGAGAAATGCAATTGCTCCGAGCCCGTAAGCCGCCGTTGTGACCAGAGGCCCGCGTAATGCTCGTTGTCCGTGAGCTTGCGCTCGGCTAGCTCATCGAGGAGCCGATGGCGGCTCATGTTGCGATCCTGAGCCATCAAGAGAGCATGCCGATTCGGGCCTCGCTGGCAAGCGCCCACGAGCACGGCATCTCCGAGCGAGGTTTTGCCACTCTGGCGCGGAGTCTTAATCACGACGTAGCGATAGCGGAGCCGCTCGGTACGGGGATCGATCTCAAAGCCGACGTTGAGAACGTCAGATTGCCACGGCATCGGATCGGCACCGTTGAGCGCTCGAAAGTGAGCGAATACCTCGGGCGCCAGCGTTGGGCACTCACTCCGCCGCGTGGCAAATGCGGGCTTATCCGTCCGCTTATGGGTATCCCGCGCCCGTTGCTCTCCGTTGACGCGGTGCGATCCCTTACGAGGCAACGGGCACGGTACCTGATCTCTTGACGTTGGATTCTCAAGGATCATCCCTCGGGCGTCAACGATTAGTCAAGGCACCTAAGGGTTGCCAAATCGGCTCGCTTTATGCGTTTATGCATTACCATGCCGGCCATGCATATTTATGCAATGGCTATGCACGTCACCAAACGTGAGAACGCGCTCCGCGGTCGGCCTGGGCTCGGGGAGAAAAAAGTTGATTTAGAGGGGGGGTGCACACCATATGCCTCACCAAAAATCGACCACTCAACGTGAGCAAGATCGTACCGGCAACCACTATGCCTTTATGCATAAAGCGTACGCCCATGAATATTCATGCAATGCTCATGCATAGTACCCACCCTCACCATTCACGGGAGAGGCCGCCCATTCTCGCGGGTGCTTTGTCGAGCGAGGGTTTGGCCTGGCGCTTGCGATTGCATCCGAGATGAGCTACCCGCCAATTGCTCCGATCGAGGAGCGAGCCACCACGAGAGATCGGTATGCCGTGGTCGATAGATCTCGATTGGGAATCAAGGCCCGAGCCCGCTTGCGTTACGTCAACGAGCCCGCCGCATAGGGCGCACGGCACGGCCTCGATGCCCGCTTGTGCAAGAGCACGCCAATACTGGCGGGTGCTCACGACGTAGCCCGAGGCTCGATGCCTGGCGCTCACTTCCTAAGTAGAGCAACGATATGAGCCAGCGCGACGACGCCAAGCTCAACCACGATCCACCATCCTTGCGTTTGCGTCATCGCGCTACTCCTCTCGGTAGGGAGACAGGGATATGCGAGCCCGAGCATTTGGGCGTGATTACGCATCGGTGCTTGGCGTGCGTGAGGATGCCCTCTCCGCATACCGAGCATGGCGCCCATCGATGGCCCGACGCTTTGCCGCGTACCACGGCCTCGATTATGGCACGGCGCTCCTCAAGCGCCAGGAGCAACGGCGGCGGCAAGTAGAGCCCGAGATCCCACGGGCGCGAGCCGAGATCTACCCATCGGGCAAGCTCCTCGATGGTTGATACGAGATGAATATCCTCATGCATAGCTACACGCCTTACACGCCTTGTATCCCTTACACGCCTTACACGCCTTATTCCCAAGGCGTGTAGCCGTGTAAGGCGTGTAGGCGTGTCGATCGCGCTCAAGAGTGGTCGCAACGGGCTTGGCGTCACTGAGCAGGGATAGGAATCTCATTTTTTCATGGCCTTATGTCTCGCGCTCTCGCGGCCAAGGCGTGTAACCCTTACACGCCTACACGCCTTGCTCCGCCCGTTTGGGCTTGATCGTGGAACTAGCCGAGCCCGTGCGCGATGGGCTCCGTTCTACGTAAACCCAACCCTCCGCAACGGCGCGATCGAGAGCCTCCTCAAATAGCTCCCGGTGAGCCTTGGGCGTAGCTCGGTAAACCTCCTGGCGAGCGATTCCCTCGGGATGCTCATCGGCAAGCCGCTTGATGCGGGCGGCAATCCGATCGAGCCGATCGATCCGCTCATCATCACGGAGCGCCCGAGCCTGAGCCCGAGCGGCCTGGCTCCGTGCAACGCTTTGCGCTTGAGCCTTTGATTTGTCGGCACGCTCGATCTCGCGCACCGCGTTGTCTCGCGTTGCCTTGCTCACCTTTACGTACTCCTCCGCGATCCACCAATCCTCAGCGTTCATCTCCAAGCGCCCTTGCCATACCGCCAGGAGGCCCGCAACCTTGAGCCGCAAGAGGCCGATATGCGTATCAAGCTCCGCCGCACCGCCGCGTTGTTGGGCTCGATCGAGAGTCACAACCTCACGGCGGATCTCATCGGGGATGACCAACGGATGCCGCACCAACCCGCGGGCGTTGTTCGCTCGGTACGGAGCGAGGGTTAATTCATCGAGCCGCGTGCGCGGCACGGCGCCAGGCCAATCGGGTAGCTCCTCGGGCACGGTGCCGTTGGTGGTTGTCGGCATGAATGCGAAACGTTGCGGAGTACCGAGGCCCGCTCCGCCCATCAACCCTTTGAGCGCGATTGGTTGCATCCCGATCACGATCCCGAACGCGTAGAGATCACCCGCGAGATGCCGCCGTTTCTCAATCGACGCGTTGGCTTGCCCGAGGATGCCGTTTGTCCACGCGCTCCGCAACGTACCGAGGAGGATGGAATCGGGCCGCGCTCCCATCCGATCGAGCATCTCTCCCTCATCGAGCCCGAGGTACGCGTTAAACCTCGTTTGGAGCTTGATGAGCTTGCCCTTTCCCTCCTCCGCGGGCACGAGATCAAAGAGGATCTCGATCATGCCCTCTCCGCTCCCGATGCCCTTGTCATCGGCGGCGGGATCGAGCAGGAGCGCCGGTACTAGCTCGGTAGCGAGATGGCGCGTGCTCGATTTGCCGGTACCGGGAGGCCCGATGAGCGCCGCGTACATCGTGAGGCCGCATGGCGCGCCCACGATCGGCGGGATCTCTATTGAGTGTTTGGTATCGGCGGCCAAGCGCGCCAGCACGGCACCGAGCAAGGCCTCAGGAGATCGATTGCGCGACCAAGCGGCAATGCGGACGTGCGCAAGCTCGGGCCTGGCGCACCAAACCTCATCGGGGAGCCGTAGCTCCTCGTATTGTTCACCATCTCCGTTAGCTATTGGCGGAGCCTTGGCGTGAGCTAGCTCCTGGCCCAATACCCACGAGAGGATCTCGTGAGGCTCACGCTCGCGGCCCTCGTGCGGAGTGATCGAATCCCAAACCTCTTGCACCCGCCCGAGCGCATCCCGCAAGTCGATGGCATCGAGCCCGATGATCCGAGACACGGCAAGCAAGAGCGCGGCATGGCGGCTACCGCTGGCGGCCCGTGAGAGGCCCGCCATTTGCTCTAGGACGTACGCACGAGCGTTACCGACGTATTCGGAGCGGGCGTTGATGTAGGCCTCAGTCTCGGCATTGTCGGCGGGCCTCTCATGCGCGGTAGCGCTCGTGAGGAGATGGCAAAGCTCGGGCGCCATGATCCACGCATCGCGGAGCGGCACCGAGCCGCGATCCCAACGCCAAGCTCCCCACGAGCAAGCCGAGCCCGGTAGCACTACCCATCCCGCGTCGGCACGGATATCGACTCCGAGCCAATCCCGCGGCACGACGTTGGCGACTGGCCCGAGGCCATCGGGCTTGCGCACGATCACGTTAAGCGCGCCCGAGATGGACCGATACCGGCAAATGGCGAGATCGGGCCATCGCTCTAGGAGCCGCTTGAGCGTCTCTCCGCCCGCCTTGCCTTGCTTGGTATCGCAATCGATCCCGATGTACCCGCCAGGCCCGAGCGGGCCGCCAACGGCTAGCTCCTCGCCCTCGTGGAGCCGAGCGGCGCGGATCATCCGCTCGATCTCCTGCTCATCGAGCGAGGCCGAAAGATGGCCGCGCTCCGTTAATGGGCGCTTGCGGGTTACGCCCGTTGCCTCATCGAGCGAGAGCGCTACGGGCATCACGGGGATGCCGTGAGCCGCCCACCAAAGCGCTAGCTCTTGTGCCTCATCGGGAGCCACGCATCAAAACGGCTCATCGGCGGGCGTTTGCACGCTCACGGCCTCAAGCCGAGCGGCCTCCTCGACAAGCTCCCGCGGCGGGTGCGGATCGAGCGTGTAGTCATAGCTCTCGAATTCGCGGCCCGTGCGCTCGTTGGTCTGGCGCCCGTTGCAACGGATCATCACGACCATGCCGCGCTCAGGGTACTCCCGCTCAAGCGCCCGCTTAAGCGAGGTATGGAAGCAATGAATGGCAACGCGCTCGGGCACAACGTTGCCGTTGATGATGCGGCGCACGGTGATGATCGGATAAGAGCCGTACTCTCCCTCGGTGCTCGTGCTCATGCGCTCGACAACGCCCGCGATCGTATCTCCTGCCTTTGGTTGCCATCCCGGCGCAAACGTCTCATCGAGCCGCTTGCGTAGTTGATCCTCATACGTGCTCATTGGTTCTCCTCTCGTTGGTATCTCCGATAGCGGCGCCGCGCCATTGCCTCCGATTGCCTGAGGTACCGCTCACGGCGGCGGAGCCGTACGCGGATCTCGTTACGATCGAGGCCTCCTCCCCGCGGTGGCAAGAGCCCGAGGAGCCGCCGATCCCGTTGCCGTTTCACGCGAGCGAGATCGGCGGCGGCTATCTCGCGCATTGCTTGAGCGACAAACGGGCTCACGCGACTCCTCCCATCACCCGAATGAGGCCCGTCACCCGTTCCACTCCGAACTTCTCAGTAGCTAACTCAAGGTGAGCTAAGAGCAGATTGCAACGCCCGTGCGTTAAGCCGCGTATGCATTCACCGCAAGAGCGTTGGCCGCTACAGCACCGATGATCGTGATCCACGTTGGCGCGATTGTCCCCGAACGATCCAAGATCAATCGGATTCTCACAAATCCAACAGCGAGGATCGTTGAGCCATGCCAATTGCATCGGCACGGGCACGCGCCAGCGCGCCCACGTTCGCGTTTGCCGATGCCAACGCGAACGGCACGAGCGGCATAGGTTGGGCGATAGGGAGAGCGGCGGCCCGTAGTAGTTAAACGGAGTACGGCACAAATCGCATAGGGCCTCGTGATGAGCTTCCGTCGTCGTCAGCGCGTAGCGGCGCGCATACACGCTATGCGTTTCGCAATAGCGCCGCCCTTGGCCTCCTGGCTTTGGCTCATCGCAATCGGGCCATTGACACTTATTCATTATCGGCGATAACTCCTCCGGTATGGGCGTACGCTTTATGCATAAAGGCATAGTGGTTGCCGGTA